GATTGATCATATAAGATCCCTAGGTAAAGGTGGTAGCACTAAAGATAGTAACACTCGTGTGGTAAGCACAGCCAAGAACGAAGGCTGGCGCAAAACTAGTCCGGAGATGTATGGCAAGAGTAAAAAGAAATGATAGTTAAGGTGCGTTCCGTTAGGCAGTTAGCAAGAGATGCTGGGCTTAACGAAGAGCTTATCGACCGGAATATAGAAGCCCTATGTGACTTTACATGGCGTGTAGCTAAGAGAGAAAGAAAGTATTGCAGTAACAGAGTAAGGGGTTGGGTGCTGAGTAACGAGTTGATTAAGCCCCCTTTAGTTGAGCTATTAAAAGAGGAAGATGAAGAAGAGTACGACTTCATTTAGAGATAGTAAGAACGCTTCATCCCCGTAAGGGATTGATAACAAACAGGATAACAATGGAAATTATAGATAATAAAGCTTTAATGCTTAAGACACGTAACCCTGACAAGGTGACTCAGGTAATAACACAGTCTTATGTAACAAGTGAAACACAGACCCCAACGGGTATAGGCTATGAGATAGCCGTTAAGTGGACACTACCCAATGCCAAGATACTACAGAACTTAGGGTTTAAAAATGTACCTTCTCCCATTATGGGGCAGTACGAGTGGCCTGGAATGTATAAGCCCTTCGAGCATCAGAAAGTTACTGCTTCTTTTTTAACCCTTAATCAACGTGCCTTCTGTCTGAATGATATGGGTACAGGCAAGACCATGAGTGTTATATGGGCGGCTGACTATCTAATGACTAAAAAGATTATCAAACGAGTATTAGTTATATGCCCTCTATCTATTATGGACCCAGCATGGAGAGCAGACTTATTTAAAACAGCTATGCACCGTAGAGTAGACATTGCCCATGGAGCTAAGGATAAGCGCATAAAGGTCATTAATTCTGATGCTGAGTTCGTGATTATTAATTATGATGGCATAGAGATAGTTGCTAATGAGATAGCTAAGGGCGGGTTTGATCTTATCGTATGTGATGAATGTAGTGCGCTAAAAGTGCCTACTACTAGGCGTTGGAAGGCCCTAAACAGCTTGATCAATCAGCACACATGGTTGTGGTTATTAACAGGTACTCCTGCGGCACAGTCGCCTATGGATGCCTACGGTCTAGCTAAGATGTTACGTCCTGACTCGGTACCACGGTATATAGGCGCCTTTAGGGATCAAGTTATGATTAAGCTCACTCAGTTTAAATACGTACCTAGACCTGAAGCCCAGAAGATAGTACATAAGGTATTGCAACCTGCAATACGCTACACCAAAGAAGAGTGCCTAGACCTACCCGAACTGGTATACACAGAAAGGGACACTCCTATAACGCCTCAACAGAGGAAGTACTACGACCTGCTTAAGAAAGAGATGTTGTTTGAAGCCGCAGGGGAAGAAGTCAGTGCTGTTAATGCTGCGGTTAAAATGAATAAGCTCCTACAAATATCATCGGGCGCAGCCTATACCGATACAGGGGAAGTGATAGAGTTTGATTGTTCTGTACGGCTAAAAGAAATGGTGGAGATAGTTCAACAAAGCAGTCATAAGACCCTTATTTTTGCAAACTTTAAGCATGGCATAGTCACTATAAAAAGGCACTTAGACTCATTGGGTATAACTTCAGAAGTAATTCATGGGGGTGTAAGTGCGAACAATCGTACCAAGATATTTAATAAGTTTCAGATGGAGAAAGACCCACAAGTGCTTATTATACAGCCTAAAGCAGCGGCTCATGGAGTAACACTACATGCGGCTAACACCATAATATGGTGGGGTCCGATAACCAGTACAGAGACCTACCTTCAAGCTAACGCCCGTGTTCACAGGCAGGGACAAAAGAACCCATGTACTGTAGTTCACCTAGTGGGTAGTGCTGTAGAACGGTCACTTTATACAAGTCTGTCAAATAAAACAGAGGCTCAAAACACTTTACTAAATATGTATAAAAATATATTTGGACTTATCTAACAAACTATGCTACATTTACACCACCTTACGAACTTCGTAAGAGACCCCAAGGAGAATATGATGGACGTACAGATCACCGCTGACAAATTAGTGTCAGTGTATATGAAGATAAGAGACCAAAGAAGCCGTATTTTACGTGCCTATGAGGAACAAGATAATGTTTTAAAAGACCAGCAAGCGATGGTGTCTAATCAGCTATTAGAAATAATTAAAGAGATAGGCGCCACTAACATCAAGACCATTCACGGGACTGTGTCTCGTAATGTGCGAACCGTATTTACTACTAACGACTGGAACAGTATGTATGCCTTCATAAAAGAGCATGACGCTATGCATCTACTGGAGCAACGTATTAGTCAAGGTAATATGAAAAGATTTCTGGAGGACAATCCAGATCAACTGCCCATGGGGCTTAACAGTAATAGTGCGTACACAATATCAGTTCGCAAAGCAAAATAAAGGAGAAGATAGAAATGACATTTGACGAGAATTTAGATGAGGGCTATGATGATCAGCTCGAAGATGACCAGTGGTTATCCACTGCGGAAGTAATGGCACTCCTTAAGGTGGGTCGCCAGACTTTAATAGCTCTTAGAAATAAGGGGCTCATAAAGGCTTATCGTAAAGGGCTGTCAGGAAAAAATATATACAGCAAGGCAGAACTGTCTGACTTGATTAAACAATCAAACACCATTAGGAGCATATAAGATGTCTACAGATATTACATTATTTCGTGAAGCAGGAGCAGTAGCACCCGTTCGTGCAACAACTTTAGACGCCCTAACCAAGAGCCTTATGGGTAGTAGCGGTGGCAACAAGAACATCTCTATCCGAAGTGGACGTTTTCGTATGGTGGTTGACGGTCAAGAAGTATCAGTAAGTGATGGTCATTCTCTGGATGTTACTATTATCAATGCTTCTGATCATATAGGTCGTAAGTATTATGACCAACCGTATAAAGACGGTGAGAAGTTGATGCCTGTATGCTGGTCATCTGATGGCGCTAAACCAAGTCCTACTTGTGAAAAACCACAGGCTAGTCTGTGTGTTACATGCCCTATGAATATCAATGGCTCAGGTCAAGGCACTTCAAAAGCTTGTCGATACAACCGTTTACTGGCTGTGGTTATAGGCACTCCAGAAGAGCACAGCGATATTTATAGAATGGATATCCCAGCTATGTCAATATTTGGTAAAGTAGAGAATGGCAAAATGCCTTTGAACGCTTATGCTAAGTTCATCGGTGGTAACGGCCTTACTGTGTCTAGTGTAGTAACTGAGATACGTTTTGATCCTGATGCTAGTACACCTAAGTTGACTTTTAGAGCTGTTAAGCCTTTAAACCTAGATCAGATTGATGTGGCTCTAGACTTAGGAAAAGACCCTCAAGCAATAGATGCCACTACCATTAACTTTGGGTCATCTACTAAGAAACTACCAGTATTTATAGCAGCTCCAGTAGCTCCTGTGTTCCGTGAAGCTAAGCCAGACGTAGTCGAATTTGAAGAAGTAGCTCCTATAGTTAGAGAGAAAAAGGCAACTCCGGCTGTAACTAAAGATTTGGCAGATGTGCTTAGCCAATGGGGTGATGACGAAGAATAAGCTCGATCCCAGTTAGGGGTGGCAACACCCCTTTTTTAGTAGCACTTTAAACGGGCATTACTATGACACGGAGAGAGTTTTTCAATCAGATATTTAGTCCTTCGGGCTACATCAATATAAGAGGTCTGTACTATGATCAGACCCGTGGCGCACCTGTATCTAAGTTTTTTACTGACTTAGATGAGGCCGATAAGTATATAGAACAATTAGTAGCAGAAGGCAGAGAAGCCTATTTTGCTACCCCAACTTTTGTAGACGGTACTAAGCAAGCAACTGTATCGAATATCGCCTACCAGCGGTCATTCTTTGTGGATATAGATTGTGGTCCTACCAAGTCATATAAGAATAAAAAAGAAGGCGTAGAAGCCCTGTATATGTTCTGTGGACACGTAAAATTACCTATCCCTGTTATAGTCGATTCGGGTAATGGTCTTCATGCATACTGGATGTTGGGTGAAGATGTACCATATAACATATGGAAGCCTGTAGGCATTAGACTTAAGGAACTAACCCATGAGTTTGGATTCCATGCTGACAGTAGTGTAACAGGTGACGGTGCCAGGATTTTACGGGTTCCTGATACGGTTAATACCAAAGATGTTACTAAAAGTAAAAGAGTGTATGTTAGGGGTGAAGCAGAGGTTATTTCTTTTGCGGACTTTTCAGAGATTGTACCTCCTGCTATTACCCACAATACTTTACATCTTGCTACTACGGATGAGTTGACTAAAAGCCTTATGGGGGGTGACGTTTCTCCTAGTAAGTTTGATATCATCTTGCGTAAGAGTCGTAAGCTTATACCTAATCAAGAAAAGGTTAAGGTTGTGGTTACAGATAGCGATGGTAACGAGTCTATTGTTTTTAAGACTAAGATATTTGAACGCAATGCAGGATGTGCACAGATACTCTACGCTGATCAGCACCGGACTACTTTAGAAGAACCTTTATGGTGGGCTGTATTATCCATAGCTAACGCATGTACCGATAGCGCAGAGGCTATACACAATATATCTGAGGGTCATCCTGGGTACTCAGTTAATGAAACAGATCATAAGACTACACGATTTAAAGGACCTCGCACTTGCCTTGAGTTTCAAAAGGACTACCCAGATGGATGTAGAGGGTGCATACATAAAGGCAAGATTACTAGCCCTATACAACTAGGTAAGTACACAGAATTAGCAACACCAAGCGATAATGTTATAGAAGACGTAGACCATAAAAGCCTACAACAAAATGTAACTATGGAAGCACCACATAAATATCCTTACGGGTGGGCTAGACGGGCTTCTGGTGGTATTGTTAAGTTAAGCATGGAAGTACAGGACGGTGAGGACGTACCGGAGCAAATAGAAGATGTTATTTATGAAAACGACCTATGGGTTAAGAAGCGATTAGACGATCCCCATCATGGAGGGTCTTCCATACAGATAGTGCACATAGAGCCACAAGGTCCTAATGAGCCTAAAAAGGTCACAGAGTTTATAGCCCCACTGACGACTATAGGCAAAAGAGATAAATGCCAAGAGCTGCTTACATTCCACGGAGTGTATAAGGCAATAACACCTAGAACACTAGGACTATTACAAAAATATTTAGAGGATTGGGTAGCGGAATTAAAAGATAAACCAGAACAAGCAAGAGCCAACTTTGGTTGGCACGATAATAACACTAGCTTCGTCATGGGTAGCCGTGAAATAGCTTTAAACAAGGGAATTTTATTTAGTCCTACATCAGCATCAACTGACGAAGTAACTCCACTATATCAGCGTGAGGGGTCTTTAGAAGTATGGAAAAACATAGCTAACCTATATGATAAGAAAGGCAATGAAGCACGGGCATTTGTACTCTTTTTAGGGTTCGGTGCTCCTCTCTATAACTTTTTAAAGCTAGGTAGTGTAACTGTGCATCTTACTAACGCCGCATCAGGTGTAGGTAAAACAACCGCCCAGAAAATGGCAGGTAGTATATGGGGTGATCCCATTAAGACTATGATGAATAGTAAAGATACCATGGCTGCTAAGTACCATAGGTTTGGAGTGCTACGTCATTTGCCCTTGTTAATAGATGAGATCACTAATATGGACGGTGAGGCTTTAAGTGACTTTCTATTTGATACATCTCAAAACATAGGTAAAAACCGTCTGTCTGCACACACTAACACTTTACGTAAAAACAATACCCAGTGGAATACTATTGCAGTGACGTCAGGCAATAACAGTATATATGATGCACTTAAAAACCACAGGTCTTCAGTAGAAGGTGAGCTGTATAGGGTCATAGAACTTGAAATTGAAAACGATGATTCTTTAACCAAAGAAGAGTCTGACTATTGGTATGATGAGTTGCTACCTGAAAACTATGGAATGGCTGGCGAAATCTATATGACCTATGTTGTGGACAACCTACCTGAAGTATTAGCACTATTAAGGTCTACTAGAAAAGAGTTTGATAAGGTAGCTAAGTTTACAGGTAAGCAACGGTTTTATTCAGCCTGTTGTGCCGCAGCTTTTACAGGGGCTACTATTGCTAAGAAGTTAGGCTTACATAGTATTGATGTAGATAGTGTTAAGCAGTGGGCTGTTACTACACTGGGCTCTGTTCAAGCTACCGTAAAAGAATGCAGCTCAGAAGACTCTGTGGCTGTACTAGGGCGCTTTTTAAACGAGCACAATAGAAACGTATTGGTAGTTAATGGGCACTCCATAGAAGAAGGTGGGTTTATATTAAACGAGCGCCCTGTTAGAGAAGCAATGGGAGAGTTAGTCGTGCGTATAGAGCCTGATACTCACCATATGTATATAGCTAAAGGAACCTTAGAGCGATGGTGTGCAGAGCGAAGAGTGCCTGTTAAGAGCTTTTATAACGAGATAGAGAAGAAGGGTATTGTAATAAGTCTTAAGACTCGTAAGCGACTAGCAGAGAACACTGCGTCTGCAGGTGTACCTGTTCCTGTAATATGGCTAGATACAACTAAATTAAGTCTACCTGAATTAAATGTTTGACAGTTGAGCGCAGTGTGTTAGTATTCATTGCGCTCATTATTTCTCCGGTAATGCCGTGTTGTTTGTTTATATGGTTATATCTTATGTGGTTTATGTGGTAAATCCTCTGCCCCGCTGATTACGGGGCTGCTTTTTTCTAGTCCTCTTCCACCTTTTTAATCACTCCCATACCCATATCCAAGATATTTCGCTTCATAGCTAATAGCTCTTCCATTTGTTTTCTTTTCTCTTCTATCGGCATTGAAGTGTCATTTTCAGTGTAGGCCATAGCTTGATTTAACTTAGTCATAGCCCCTAGTATCTTAGCTTCTGCTTTGCTACCGTATAGTGCGGGCATATTTTCATCAGTTGCATACAAGGCAGCTCTTGGGTCCCCTACTCTAAGTAAATGGGTCAATGTGCTTGATAGTTGCTTATACTTTTCTGCTTGAGAATACACCTCGTTTTGGTCACTTAGGGCGTTAGGATTAGTAACAAAGGCTTTAGCATAAGGTACCGTTTCGGTCCAATCTTTACCTAAACCCTCCCCGATACCTCTAGACAACCCATTGGCTATCATGTCTGCTACGTTATATACCTCAGTGCCATACCCCTTTAAGAGCGTTTGACTAATAGCGGGGGACATTCCTGTAATGTCACTAAAGGCATCAGCTATATAAGACTTACCTCTACCACGTTCAGCACGTACTAGGTTCTTAGCTCCTGGACTTTCAATATCAAACCATTCTGCTGGATTTTTACCGAACATAGACTTACCGGTAACCGCTTCCAAAATAGGCTTAGCAAAGGCAGGTATAGGTAATGGAGGAGTAAGTCCGTTAAGAACAGCATTAAATAACAGCTCATTACTCCGAGTGCCAGTATCTAGCCCCATTAACTGACGTACCATGGCTTCAGGAATAAGTTTAAAGGCAATACCTATTTCAAATGGAGAAGCCGCTTTACCCATGCGTTTATCACCTAGTCCAGGCATTAACCAGTTGTTCATCCAATCGTCTGGTTTGGCATCTCTATAATCTTGAGAGTTACTAGACAGGGTGTAGGCGTAAGCCATAGACGCAGCAGTCATAAACATAGCTCTATTACGAAACAATTTACGTGCTTTAGCCGCATCAGCCTTAGACATGTTCATCCCAGTAGCACTACGTAGTAGTACGTCCATACCATTTAAGAATGAATTAAAGAAGGGCACTGATTGGTTTATCATACGAACAGAAGCATCACTACCTTGGTTAGCAAAACTCATAAAGTCCCTAGCCCTAGATACAGCGAAGTCATTTTGTTGTTCTTTAGTTAACCCTTTCTGTTTCTTGGCTTCCTCAAGAGCTGCCTTATAAACTTCCACCCTAGTAGCGGCGTCAGCTGCTTCATGGACATGCTGGGCAAAAGACCAACCCTTTTGTATGTTACTACGTTGTTTTTTACCTTTAATAAAGTCGAGCTTTTGGTCTGCTAAGTTACTTTGGGATTGTAGTACACCCTTGTTAACTAGCTCTTTATACTCTGCGTTATGGTTGGTTAATATGCTTAAGAAAGACCTAGCGGCGCCGAATGGAGTAACCAACCCTGTTTGAGCAGTAAAGTTTGCCATGAACGGATCACGTATTAATTGGCGATACCAGAACATAGGGTTAACTAAAGCACCTTTACGTACTACCATAGAGGGTGCAGTTATAAAGGCAGGTAGCTCTAATCTAGCAATGTCTTTAAAGGCATCGAACAATACTGGATCATCAATAGCAAACATAACAGACTTACCATTACGCAGGATACTAACCACTTGTTGGAACTGACTACCCTTATTAGAGGCTAGTTCTCTAGCAGAGCCATGGGCTGCTAACCAGTTTAATGAAGCAGACTTATAGTTGTTTTCCATCGCAGCATCAACAGCAAAGGCATAGTGCTTTTGTAAGTTCTCAAACATATTAATTCTATGCTCACTAACCCCTTTAGCTTTAACCTTACCTATGCCTTTAACAGCAGACGATATGTGGATATTAGACTCACCAATAGACTCTAGTTCATCAGTAGACATGTACAGAGGAGCGTACTGGTATTTAGGGTTACGCCATTCACGAGCTACTGAGGCGTCTATATTACCTGTGCTTTCTAAGAGGTCTACCAAGGACTGCATGACTTTATGCACATCATCTACAATGGCTTTAATCTCAGGTACAGAGTTCATTACACTATGCGCATCAGCAACCATTTCGGAAGTAATGTGCTGACCTATACCACCTTTTTCTTTAATAGCATCTACACGGCGTTGATCACTATTTGCCAGCTTACGTATTTCTTGAGCAGTGGCTAAAGATGACTTTCTTTCTAACGAGCCTTTAGGAAATGTTTTAGCAAAGGTAACAAGCTTAGCTGCATCTGCCCTGCGTTGTACGGCACGGCGTTCTATGTCCTGATATCGTACTTGGTGCCCCTCATTAGCAAGCACTGTAAGAATACGCTCAACGTCTTCTGCTTTAAATCCTTTAGGTAAGTCATGAGCACGATCTAGAATATTAACTAAGTTAAGTGCCTCTGATCGGTTAATAGTCAACAGCCCAGTACTAGAACGAGTTACAATCCCATGCTCTATAGCATTACTAATAAAGTTCCTACGTTCTTTAGCTTGGTTACGCAGTATACGTTCGTGGAACTCGCCATTAGCTTGGAATGTTTTATCTTCACGAGTTGCATAATCTAAGGCACTGTCATGCGATATAAATCTAGACCGTATTTTATTTAGTGTACGCCCCAGAGTGCTCTGATCATTCACTGCCATTTGAGCTTTTTCTATGTCCTTATCACGCTGTTTCTTTAGCTCTTCTCCTTTAGGACTACGATCCACTAAGATGTCAGCCGAACGCAATCTACCTAATCCAGGCTCATCAGGAGCTACTTCTGAGTAGAGGGGCATACCCCCCATAACACTTTCTGTTAATTCGGGGGTAATTTCAAAGCCTAGTTGAGGACTAAACCCATCTTTTGTTTTGAGGTGTATTTTTTCAATTTTACCTCCCCCTAGTTTTTTTAATATATCATTGGCAACAGAGGGAACAATCGTATCATAGAAGGATTTCATACCCTCACCACCTATTGAAAGATTATCTACCCCCCGTAAGTCAGCACTAGCCGTATCCCCTGTAGCTCCGCTATCAATAATACGTTTTCTATTAGCATCTAATTCTAATATGGCTTTGTTAGCTAAGTCTTTGCCTATGTACTCGGCTAGTTCGTCTTGAGACTTAACAGTTTTGTCCATAACTCTGTTTCCATCTAAGTCATACCCTATTACATTTATTTCTCCTGTGGTATAGCGTTTACGTGTTGCAATGCGACTAACTTGTTTAGCTAGGTTATAGTGCCCTGCATTTTGGGCCCCATTAGCAAAAGCGATGTTGTCATACCCATTCTCTACTGCGTGACGTACTACCCTTTTAATAGCAAGTGCTGTCCACGCTTTAGTATCCGTAACAAAAGGAGCATCAGGCAGAGTACCCTTGCTACCAAGTTCTTTATCTAAGGCATGGGCCCTATTTAGTAAGTCTGCTCTTTCTTCTAGAATAGAAAACTTTTCCGTATCGGTAGTAGCTTTTTTTAACTTGATTAAAAGCTCTGTGTTTTTTACATCTATTTTAACAAGTTCTGCTCGTATTTCAGCTTGGCGTCTTGTGCTAAAACCTTTATCTCTTCCTTGTTGACCCCAATCGCTTTGAAGTTCTTCAACGAATAAAGTCTTTTTAC